GATCAAAATTCAGCATCAAATAATTATAATAACAATGTTCCAAATAATGATGTTATGAATAATGATTCTCAGAAAAAATTATTTAAGAAGATAGGTTCTTTAAATGGCTTGACTGCGAAAGAGTCAAATGTTATATGGAATGATACGAAGATAGAAAAATAATGTCCTATAATTCTTCATCGAGAGAAAGAGCAAGAAATGCAGCGAGCGAGCTTGCAAAGAAAATAAAGCTTGAAGGACAATTGATCTATAAAACAAGTAGTTTTTTTAAAAAAATTAAAAATGACGCAAGAAGAAGTTTTGTAAGTGATGGGACAAAAATAAATTTAATTAATTACAAGAATGATCTTGTAGATATTTTGTCAGAACATTATTTACAAGTATTTAATAATTTTCAATCTCCGCTTATTAATGGATTAAAGAGAAATAAATTTTCAAGAAGTTGTTTTTTAAAAAAAGATAGCCAAGACGAAGACAAGCAGAAATTAATTGATAATAATCAAGCTTATATTGATTATCACGCTAATAACCAAGCTCAGCAAATTATTAACACAACGCAAAATGACTTGGCTAGCGCATATTCTGATGCTACGGCGACTTATATAGTATCAAGCGGTGATGATGAATCGTCAGTTTTAAGTGATGATATAGATAGAAGCGCGATTGCAAATGATGCAAGCGATAATTTCAAGGCTTCGACTGATGCTAGATTGACTACTATAGCTATAACTGAAACGCAAAACGCAGCAGAGGCAGGAAAAGATATAGCAGTACAATCTAGTTTTTCTGGTATTGATACTCTTTTATTGAATAAAGAATGGATAACTATTTTAGACGGCAGGGAGAGAGATTCTCATCATGAAGCAGACGGTCAGATACAAGTTGCAACAATGCCATTTATTGTGCAAGGCGAAATGTTAATGTATCCAGGTGATACGTTTTTTGGCGCAAGCGCAAGTAATATTATTAACTGCAGATGTAGTGTGCAATATTTTAATGGAGCGATAAGTTAAGATGAGCAATAATATTATTAATTATCAAATGAACACGGTCGACACGATAAATGCAACTATTTTATCTGGAGCAGGCATTTCTGAATCTATATCTTTATCAGGGACAACTCTTGTGGGATTAATAAGACCTGCAAGCGTCACAGGGGGCTTTATTAATTTTTCTGTTAGCAGGGATGGTACAAATTTTTATGATTTAGAAGATACGCAGGGTAATCTAATAAGTGTTGCTTTAAGTTCAGCGTCAAGAGCAACTCGTTTATTTCCAACAGATTTTTATCCTTGGCGATTTGTAAAGATAAAAACTGACCAGAATCAAGTAGCCAATATAACTTTTACATTAATACCAGCGCCTTTATGAAAGATAAAAATTTTAAAACATTAATTTTTCCTTTTAAAGTGAAACAAGAACAAGTCTCTGAAGATGACAATTTTTATTCTTTTGAAGGCTATGGTTCTACATTTGGAAATTTAGACTTAGTCGGAGACGTAGTGCTGCCAGGTGCATTTTCTGATAGCTTAAAAAAGAGAATGCCAAAGCTTTTATGGAGCCATAACGCTTATCAATTGCCGCTAGGAAAATTTGATACAGCTCAGGAAGATGGAAATGGTCTTTTTATGACTGGTCGCCTTCCTAAAAATGTCACAGCATCAAAAGATGCTGGCGAATTAATGAAAATGGGCGCAATTGATTCAATGTCGATAGGTTTTAACATTGTCGAATCAGACGTGACAAGCGATGGGGTCATGCTTTTAAAAAAAGTCGACTTATGGGAAGTCAGTTTAGTTAATATGCCCGCAAACCCCATGGCATCCATTACTTCTGTAAAAGCAGATCAAATTATCGATCTGAATTTCTTAAAAAATTCAGATGTAAGAGAAATAGAAAGAGTCCTGAGAGATTCTGGGTTTTCAAACAAAGCGGCCGTTTACATGGCAAGCTTAGTAAAAAGACAGAGTGAATCTGTGAGCACATTTAAGTCAAATAAAAATGATTTTTCCCATTGTTTGGCTGAAATAAACAAATTAATCAAAAATCACAATTCACCTGGAGAAAAAAATGTCTGTAGAAACTGGAGTAAAAGTTGAAGGTAGGGTCGTAACTCCCAATGAAATTATGGAGGCAGTAAAAGAATTCCACGCTATTCATGCCCAAAAAAGTGCTGATGCCTTACAAAAGGTTGCAAATATTGAAAAGCTTTTTGAAAAAATAGACGAAAAAAATGCTGAGGTTGTTTCAGAATTAGCCGCAAAGAGAAAGTCTGAGGCTGAATTCGCGGATAAAATTTCAAGCATCGAAAAATTATTAGTTCGCATGCCGTCTGGAGAATTAAAAGAAAAAGCAGAGCATGTAGAGGCTTTTAAAAAATTCATCAAGTTTGGTGATAAAGAGCTAAATATTGAAGAAAAGAAATACTTGCGCACTGACATTAATCCTGACGGTGGCTATCTAGTTCCGCCTGATTATGTCACAGAAATCGGCAAGAAAATCACTGAAATAAGTCCTATTCGCCAAGTTGCGCGCGTCACTCCTACTAGCAGCAGTTCTGTGCAATTACCTTTGCGCGGGCAAAATGTCACTGTTTACTGGACAGCTGAAGGCAGAACGATGACTGAAACTCAAGAGCAATATGAGCTTTTAGAGATTCCAGTTAATAAAATGACTGCTTTAATTCGATGCACGATCGAACAGTTGAATGATGCTGCTTTCAACATGGAATCTGAAATTAATGCTGATGTCGCGGAAGCCATTGCGCAATTTGAAGGATATTATTTCATAAACGGAAATGGCGCCAAACAACCTCAGGGCATATTATCAAATGCAGATATAGAATATATTCCAAGTGGTGTTTCTGGCGGCATCAACTACAATTCCATGGTTGATTTGCAATCTAGCTTAAAGGTTGGATATAACCCAATGTTTATGCTTAATCGAAAATCTTTAGGTGCTGTGCGAAAGATTGTATCTGATGATGGTTTGCCGTTGTGGACTCCCTATTTATCTACTGCCAATCCTTCTACTATTTTGGGTGAGCCATATGTTTTGGCGCCTGATTTGCCAGATATTGCTGCCAATGACTTCCCAATTTTATACGGTGATTTTTATCGTGGTTATAGAATCGTAGATAACATGCAAATGTTAGCCAAACGAGATGACACAACCGAGTTCGACAAGGGTATTATAAGATTCATGTTTTTAAAGAGAACTGGCGGTAATGTTTATATTTCTGAAGCTATCAAGAAAATGAAAATTGCTACTTCTTAATTTTAATAAATATCTATTAGGAGAATTATAAAATGTTAATTGATTTGCACAATCAAATTTATTTAACTCAGGCAATCGCTCCGGCGGCTGTTTCTGATAATACTGCTCAGGTATCTGCAATTATAGATACTCAAGGATATTCTGGATTGGAATTTATTACCAATATCGGGGCTATCGCTGATGCTGATGCTACTTTTGCCGTCACGATAGCAGAAGGCGATGATTCTGCTTTGGCAGATGCGGCCGCTGTTCCTGATACGTTTTTAATTGGCACATTAGCAGAAGCAGGGTTTAAATTCGACAGTGATACTACTGGTTCTAAATGTCGCAGGATTGGCTATGCTGGTGATAAACGTTATGTACGATATACCGTGACGCCAAGTAATAATACTGGTTCTGCTGTTTTTGGGGTGATCGCGATGTTAGGTTCTCCAAGAGCAAATCCAACCGATGTGAATGCTTAAAAATCTAGGGGCGAATTTTGCCCCATTTTTAAAGGTATTATATGAAGATAAAAATGAATAGTGATGTAAAAAAAATGGAATTTTTTTATGTTAACCCCATGGTTGCCCCTATTAAAGCTTTGCAGCCAAATACTATCTATGATTTACCGGATGAATTCGCAAATGATCTTATAAAGCGTGGCGTTGCAAAACAATATGATATTAAATATAAAAAAAAAATGATAATGGCGGATAAAAATAAATAATGGCATCGAAAATATACACTTTAAACTTTAATAATGATGCTAAGACTGGTTTGTCCCTAACTTTAAGTACATTTAAAAAAGTTTCTGACAATTCTAACGTGACGCCACCCAGTATTGCAGAGCTTGGCGGCGGATTTTATAAATTCGGCCTTGATTTATCTTTATTTGATTCTGATATTTATTATGTCGCAAGTGATGGCGGATCAAATAAATTATATGGCGTTTTAAGCCAAGCTGGTAATCAGCAATTATCAGATAAAATTGATTTAATTTTGGGTCTTTGCCAGGAAAATCAAAGCATAGACCAAACCAATTATGATGGTCTGGGCAACTTGTTAACATGTCGAATTAGAACATACAATAATGCTGATAGCGTTGGAAGTGATAACGATGTCATAGCGTCCTACATCATGACTGCTACCTATTCTGGCACCAGCATGCTTAGTTTTATGGTAGCTAAACAATGACAGTTGCTTTAGTTACCGGCGGTTTAATTGCTAATGCGGAAATAATGCTAGATTTTAGCGCAAATATTGACGCTGAAATAACTAACTATGATTGTAGTTGCCCTGATTCAGAAAAATTTATTATTAAGCGCGGGGACTCACTTAATTTGGATTTCAAGGTTATGGCAAACGGAGTAAGGCTTGCTGAAGCAGAATTAAATGATGCGCAAGAAATTATTTTCACGATTAAGCAAGATGCGCTTGATGATAATGATGATGCCATTGTTTATAAGGATTTAACGGATGGTATTACTGTTTTGCCTGATATGGGAAACGATTCTCCTAATGTTAGAGTTGTTGCGTCTAGCTCTGATTTAACATTAGATGAAGATAGCTACCCTATCGGCCTGCAAATTAAGTTTAACGATGGAACAGTAAAAGAAGCAACACTATATTTCAATGATAATTGCTTTAAAACAACGATTATAACGCAAGATGTGGTTAGATAATGGATCAAATTTATAGCCCATACATTGTGATAGAGCCGCCCGTTAGAATGCCTATCTCTATCAGCGAATTGAAGAATTTTCTATCGTTAGATGAGTGCGATAATCAGACAGAAGCAATGTTGAAATTAATTATTCTATCTGTCGCAAGATATTTCGAAAAATATACAGGAAGGACTTTAATAAACACAAAATACAGGACATTTAGAGAATATTTTAATTGTTATTTGTTACTGAAGAGGTCTAAATTTCAGGAATTAACATTATTTCAATATCTAATAAATAATGTTTTTACAACAGTTGATCCAAGTATTTATCAGATAACGGAAGAAGTGAATTATTCATCCATTTGGTCATGGAAAAATAATAGTTTCCCATCGACAGATTGCGTGAAACAAGCAATAAAAATAGAATTTATTGCGGGATATGGAGAGAAAGAAAAAGATATACCGGAAGATGTGCGGCAAGCTCTCCTGATGCATGCAAATTATTTATATGCTAATCGAGGCGATTGCGATTGTTCTGATGCTGGTAGCGCGATTCCTCCATCTTCTAAGGCAATTTATAGTATCAATAAAATTTATGATTTAACCAGCTATCCTGTTCCGTAACCGATTTTATATAAGATTTTTTATTATGGGATGTACAACTAAAAAGAATACTAATTTACAGATTTGTTCTGGCGATTTAAATAAAAGAATTACTATTTTCAATAGAACAATACAGCCACCGAGTGGTCAATCGGTAGATTATACTGAGATTTTTTCAATACCTACGCAAGTATGGGCAATGATAGAGACCATAAAAGGGATACAAATATTTGACGGAACTAATATCATATCGCTATCTACTCATAGATTTACGATTAGATACCAAAAAAGTTTAGATGTTGATATTCAAAAATGGGTGCAGTACGCAAGTAAGAGATACAAAATAATAGATGTGCAAAACCAAAATGAACAAAATAAATTTATTATTATCAATGCCACCTTGAGGGGCGCTGATAATTTACCAGTGAATTTACAATGACCATTACTTTTACTGTAACAGGGAAGACAAAAAGCGCAATTATAAGCGCTAAAAACATGGGCGAGATGACCAAAGGAGGCCTTAAAAAATCCATGTTTAAAATTGGCAATTATCTTAAAGATTATGCGGTGAAGGATTTATTATTTAAGCCAAAGGGCGGTAGAAAATATAGGGTAACTATAAATGGCGCTAGAGTGACGCATATAGCAAGCAGGCCAGGCGAACCCCCAGCTAACATGACTGGAAGGCTTAAAGATAGCATAGATTTTGAGGCGGTTGGTGTTTCTGAAATAAATTTTGGTGCAGGTAATGAAGATTTTAAGGCGCCATATCCAAAATTTTTGGAAGAAGGGACCAAAAAAATGGCTAAAAGGCTTTATTTGCTGAGATCTATAAACAATAACGCTAGAAATGTTTATGTGACTATAGAATCAGAGCTAAAAAAGAGCATCAAAAATGAAAGCTGAGGCAATAGTTAATCAATTAAAAAGGCTTTTGCCAATTGTCACTAATTTATTTAGCGATGAAATACAAATTAATAGTCTTTATCAGGATTCTGGCTTAGCTATTGCCACATGTAACGGTAAGCATAATTTAAAAACAGGAGATTTAGTCAATATAACTGGCGCTTTAATTAAAAATCCTATTATTTCTTTGGATCGTGAAGGGGAAATAGCGACTGCAAAAACGCAATTTATGCATGACTTAACTTATAATTATTGGCCGCAAAAAACAAATATTTCAGGGGCAGATCAACAAGAATATAATGGTGATTTTGTAGTTTATTCTCCTACTTATAGAAATGAATTTAATTTTAAAGTATCTGGAACACCGAATACGCCGGCGACTGGTAATATCGTGTTAAATGAAGATAGATACGCGGGATTTAATGGATTGCATATAATAACAGTGATTGATGAGACAAAATTTTCTTATCCGCTGATAGATACATTAGATTTTATGGAAACCACTGGGGACATTAAATGTAGATATAATACAAGGGTTTCTAGAGCTGCTACACCGCAAAGGGCGCTTGATAGTTATACA